ACTGACCTGGGTCTCCTAAAAAAATACAAAAAACTTTATGTTTTAAAAGCATTTCTATCATAGATTTAGGTGCCATAGAAACCTCATCTACTACTATGATAGTATAATTTAATGACAGTTTTGATTTACGAAAGAAACCGCCTCCTGGACGTGGGATACTATCATACAGTAATCTATGCAAAGTCATAGCATTTTTATTTCCTTTTTTACGAAGAACCTCCGCGGCTTTACCTGTATAGGAGCAATAAGCTACTTTTTCTTCTTCTACATCTAGGGCATGAATCAAAAATCTAACTAGTGTCGACTTACCTGTTCCAGCGTAACCAGCAATAGTGACATATTTTTCCTTTTGATTAAATCTATCTACTGCTATTTTTAATCCTTGTTCTTGTTTTATTGTTAATTTCATTTTGTTAAATCCTTAATTTTATTTTCTATATATATTATAACATATTTTTATAAAAAAGTCAAGCGGAAGATGCTTGATCTTCCGCCTTAAAAAATATAAGCACATTTTCCTATAATTTCATAATCTTCAAGCAATAATTGAGGACTAACGTTTCCCATCCAATTATTACAATTACATTTACATATAGCATCAATTTCAACATAACCATTTTCAGAATATAATTCATTATATTCTTCATCAGGCATCCTAAACTTTATAATAGATATACCATTAGGTAAAGTAATTTTTGCTGTATTTGATTTCATCATCGTAAGCATTTCTTTAGTTATTTGTATTCTTTTTATAGCTACAAGAGATTCGTCCATATCTTTGCCCCAATACTTAGCCATATCTGCAATCTCTAATATTTTTTCTCCATCGACTTCATTACTATCCCAGATATAATCAACTCTATAAATAGGTTCATTTGGCATATCTTTTAATTGTTCATCTGTTTTATTTATAAAAGTTTCTATTTTATTTGCGGGCAGACTCAAACCAAATGCCCCTTGATGTCCAACTGTATAATCACAAACCTGGGTCCCCGCACAAATATCTTTAAATTCAGTTACTCCAACTTTGTCACAACCACGTGCTGAACCTTGATATGATATTTTCTTTACTTCTGGTTCAGGCTCAAGAGTAGTTGGATTTATACAAGGTGCTGATATAAGTACCGTTTTAGTAAGCATACAACAAGGTCTTTGATAGCGAGCCATAATCTTATTTGCAACCAAGCCTCTAATCTCTGGCTTAATATCGCCTGGCTCTAATAAAAATAATAGAACCTTATGATCCATCATATTATTATCTTCAATCAAATGAGTTACTAAAGTAATACCAGCATCTTCCGCTTTTGTTTGTCTATTTTTTACATTAGTACAGGTTCGTAAAGCTTGATCAAGAAGCCTTTCTTTTTCTCCTACCTTATGTCCTCTTTTGTTAGATAATATTTCATTAAAAGCTTCAAATTTTAACATAGATTTAAAAATTAATTCTTTTTCTTCTTGAGTGCCACTTCTTGTAATAGCATTAACAAAAGGAACAATATAAAAAGTAAATCCCCAGGCGGTAGGTGTTTCTGTTAATTTAAACATATTTTTTTGCCACATTCCATATATAAAAGGGTTTTGAATATTATCTGGAATCAAGCCCAGATCTATAAGTTTTCGCGTTTCAAAAGATTGTAGACTCATCATATCCCCTATATTTCCTAGTGCTACCAAATCTAAATATGAGTCTGCATAAGCAGTATAATTATTTTGATCTATAAATCTGCAAAACTGATATACAACACCAACACCAGATAATTCTTTATTTGGGTATTGCGGGAGTTGGGAATTAATTAGCCAGCAATTTGGGTAAGGTTCTCCCTCTATTTCATGATGATCTAAAATAATAATTTTTCTGTCATCATTATGAAGTTTATCTAATTCTTCCCAATCATTGCTTCCCGCATCTGGAATAATAACTAATTCCGGACCGATATCTTCAATCCAGTCCATAGCATCTTTTAAACCATGTTGTTTCCCTTCGTGCATAAACCAATGAACATGATTTTTAGTATATTCATTATTCAAATCGTATAAATAATTAATCAATAGTGCGGCGGACGTATAACCATCACAATCACAGTCAACGATAATACATATATCACTTTCATTCTTGATAGTTGTAAATAAATCGCCTTCCGCCCCCATTAATAGCTCATGACCAAAACAATCAGGACTATTTATATCATCATCTTGTAAATGTAAATAATGATATAAATTTTTTTCTTCTATCCCTCTATTGATTAATACTTGCTGTATAGCATTGTATTTATCACTAGGTTCTCTTATTAATTTATATTTCATTTAAAGCTCCTTGTACAAATTTATTCTATTTTGATATAATTGTAAAAATTTTTCTTTCCCTTCGTCAATAGGACTTGATTTATATTTAAGTAAATTTTCTTTATCCCATAAAAAAGAAATTGTTACATATTTTCCATATTTTTTATGTATATTTTTTAAATTTTTTACTAGCTTTTTAAATTCTTCATCACCTTTTGTTTGGAATTGTTTATCAAGAGCAACGATAATTTCTTTTGCCCCTAATAAAATCAAAAGCCAAGCTTGATAGGTGCTAAAAGAACTTCCACAAATACAAACAGATAAGTCATTTTCTTCTTTAAAATAAGATCTATAAAGTAAGGTAGACTTTTCTCCCTCAAAGACAAAAACTTTCTTCATTTGTTTTATATTATCTTTACTATGATTTAAGTTATAAAGATTAAAAGAAAGTGGATGATTATACATTTGCCCAGATATTTTTGCGGGCATATATTTTCCATATGTATTTGCTTGTTCTTTTATTAAAGTTCTTTCTCTAATACCAATTAATCTATTATTAATATCATAATGAGGAATTACTATTCCGCAATTCTTTGGATCATAGCAAATATTTGCCGCGTCCATTACTTCTTGACTTATTCCTTCTGATAACCATGGTTGAATTTTTATGCGGGGAAGATTCTTTAAAAATGATCCGTCATAAGTTTTTAATTCAACTTCTTGAGAATTAATATTTATATCTTTAATTCTATCATACTTTTCAAAAATTTGTAAATCTTGATGAATATTTACTGTATCAAAATTATTTTTTTGAACGGGAGCGAAACCAAATTTTTGAGCAATATACTCTACTGCTTCAGGAAGATTCCATGTAGAATCTTGCCTAATTTTTGGATATTCTCTACTCATAACTTTTTTAGTTAATTCAAAAATATCAAAAGCCTCGCCCCCGCAATCCGTGTAGCATTTAAAAAGTCCCGTATTTCCATAATAATATAATTTATGACTATTTCCGTTATGACATATAGTTTTTGAAACTATTATATCTCCTTTTCTTTGCGGGTCTGCGTTCCACTCTAATAATAAATCCTCTATCTGATCTAAATTTAAACTTTCTTTTATTGCATTTTTATCATATTCATACATTTAAAAAGCACTTTCCTCAGCCACATGAATTTTTAAATCTTCTATTTCAATTAATTCATAATTCCACTTTGTTACAAACATAGGTTCAATCCTGCATACTCCCCTATTGGCTCTACACCATAAGTAAATACCCTTCCATCTTCCGCGTCTATTTTTATACACAGAAATTTTTATATCAGGCATTTCAAATCCACTTTTTGAAACAAGATCCTGTAAAAATTCTCTATCTTTTTGAGTTGTCTCTAACATAATCATACCAACGTCAATTTTATCTGCAATAGATTTAGCTCCTCTTAAAAGATTTTGATCTGGAGTTTCACTCTCTACGTAATCTGCATTTAATTGAGTTGCTGTCATAATAAAAACACCATATTGATTACAAAGATCTTTTAATCTAATAGCAATCATAAAAAGAATATTATCTTCACGAAGGCGGACGCCGCCGCTTCTCTGAGTAATTTCTTCTAATATTTTCATAGAAGTATGCAAATAATCTAAGAAAATATATTTAACACCTCGTTCTCTAATATTTCTTTTTATTAAATTTTCTATATCATTTAAAGAGAAGTCAGGTAATGTTTCAAAAAAGTACGGGCTTTGTTTTAAAATTTGACTAGCTTTAACAATTCGCTCCCACTCTCCTGCATAATACTGTCCAGTAAGGATATGTTCTTCATTTACTCCAGAAATAAAAGATCCAACCATAGTTTGAACTTCTTCTTTATCCTGTTCTGTTGCAATATATAATACAGGTTCTGCCTTACCTGTACTTACCCATTTATTTTCTTCTAAATCATACATTTGACTACATCCAATATAACATGAATCGCCAACCATTCCTCTTGATTTACCTACTCCAGTTGCGGCAGATCTTAAATATAATTTCTTTAATCTTGCTCCTCTTACAATAGCATTTATGTATTTTCCATATAAGGGATAGCCAATTTCTGGAGTTGTTTTTAATCTTTCTACTAAATCCATGAAACCTTCGCCGATTGGACTTCCAGCTTGCAATGAATTATCAATACATTGTGCTTTAATTTCTAATATTTTATCATCTATAATATTAGCAATTTCAATTAAGGATGTATTGTCTAGCCATTCTTCTTGCTCTTGTTTTTTCTTTATATCAAAAATATTGTCTGGATCATATAACCAAGATAAATCCATTCCAGCTGTATTTGAATATGTTCTGAATAAAGTCATTTTCTTCATTCTCATATAATAATAATCAAAAGTAGAAATATTACAATTTTCAGCGCATTTTAATAAATATTCATTTCCTTTATTTGCATCAAAAATAGCTTTCTTTTTTGGACGAGTTTCAAGAAAATCAGTAATAGTATTTAATGTAATTTCCTTTGCTCCTAATTGATGTAAATTAAATATTGAGCCAAAAACAATTTTATGAAAATCATCTACAAAATCTTCTTCAGAAAAGAAATATTTATCTTCTGCATCTAATATTGTATTATTTTTAAATACATTTCCTATTACATTAGTAATAGCACTAATGTCAATATATTTATTTTTAGTACTCATTATCTACCTCTTCTTCATTATCTAAATTAAAAAATCTTTTTGGAGAAACAACAGTAGGTGGTTTTATAGTAATTTCCCTAACTTTTTCTGTTGCTTTAAAAATATCTTTATGTTCATTTTGGCTTTTAGCTAAAAATAAATTATAATAATAATTATAAGCATCTTGATAAATAAAAGGAACTATACCAATTCCGCCATTTGCTTTTTCTTTATTATTACCTTTTACTTCATAAAAATATACTAAAGATTTTAAAATGCCTGAATAAGTATAATTGTTTAATTCAACATATTCTTTTATTTGTTTGTTTACTCTTGCTTTATTATAGTCTTTGCCCAATAATTTTTGAACATATTCTTCTAATTTTATTAAATCTTCATCTTTTTTGGGAAGAGGTACTAATTCTCCTTCCGGAAAACATTCGTAATGAGCATACCTGCGGGCGCTGGTCTTTACCGCTTGAACCTTATCCCTGTCGAATCGTTTTCCGCATTTTGAACAAATAACGTAATGTCCCATATATAACCCTCTTTTTAATTCTTATTTTATTTTCTATATATATTATAACATATTTTTATAAAAAAGTCAAGCGGAAGATGCTTGATCTTCCGCTTTATATATTATTTAGCTTTTACTAAATCTTTTAATTCAGTTACAATTAAGTCAACTGCCTCAACTTGTTCTCTTGTACAGTCTTTAATTTTCTTTCCTCTACCTAAATACTTTTCAACAATTTGAGAAATTCTAGGTTGCCAATATTCTTTAAATTTAATACCATCTTCTGTTTCAAGATTACTGTCACTAGAACCAGGAATATTTACAATAATATTAGTGAAAGTTTTCATTAATTCATCAAAATCAAGATCGGAAGTAGTATCTAAATGTACATTCTCTCTTTTTTCAGTGAAAAATTCAGATCCTTCTTCTTCCATCTGTTTGTCAATAGCATCTCCAATAGCTTTAACTAAATTATCATAGCTTAAATCTATATAATCAGGAGTATACTTAAAACGAGATCCTGCTTCAAATCTTGAAGTACCACGCATAAACATCTTAACTACTTCTTTTCCATTTTCATCTGGAATAGAACGTGTATAGCCTATAATATCACACATCCTAGCTAAAATATTATTTGCTCTCTTGTCTAAGGTAGGAACAATTTTATTATATTCTGTACCACCTTCATTTTTAAAGGTTCTATCTGCTTCGTGAGAAATAACAACTAAACCATACCCCATTTGAACGATCTGTCTTAAACAGCCATCAAATTCTTTTTCTACCATTCCATATCCCTTTCCATAAGGAATATCAGATAATGAATCAACTCCAACTCCACCGCCTTGCTCTTGAGTACGAGGAGCATTATCACAAATATATTTTACACAATAATCATAAGCGATATCTGCTGTATCAACAATGATGGTTTCAAAAAGTTCTTTCATTTCATTATCTTTTAGCTGACGTAAAACCTGTCTAAACTCGCCCCATGAATTAATTGGTTGAGCCATTGCTCCGGGAATAGCAGAGTATCCTTTCTCAAAAGCTAATAAAAGATGTTTTGGAAATTTAGTTGCGGTAGTTGTCTTTCCAGTTTTCCAACCTCCATATAAGAAAACACTATATCCTCTCATATCTCTACTTACTTGATGTGGTTTTATTTTTTTTAAATCTATCATTCCCATTTTTTACACTTTCCTTTCTATATAAAAATTACTTTTAAAAAATTCAAAATCAATTTTTGTTTTTAGATTGCGATTGTTGACCGCCCAGCAGATTTTTGATCATTTATCTAAATAAAAAAAGTAAAAATAATTGGGGAGTTTTTAAACTCCCCATAAAATGGTTAATTAAAAATTAAAACCACCATTTTGTGCAGTTACATTATTATTTCCAAAAGGCAATCCGTTGTCAGCATTATTAGCTTTTCTCTGAGAATACTCTTCCTGATCCTGTTTTCTCTTTGCTAAATATACCTCACGATCAGCTAATGCTTTAGCAATTTCTTCTTCAGTAATATCTTTTCCAATCTCATAAACTTTATCGGGAGAAGAACAACCTGTTACTAACCACTCTCTATGAGTATTTTCATATTCATTAACAACAGGCTCATCAAAAGCAGATTCAGTAACTCTTACAGTTTTTGTTACCTTACTAGTGATATTACCCCATACTTTTGTGAATACAGGATTCTTAGGAGAAACATCAAGGGATTCAAAATACTTAATACCGCCCTTGCTTCTTACATTAAATTCAACTGGAAGAATTGCTCCTCTAAAATTGAATACTGCTCCTCTAATAACACCATATTCTTCATATCCTCTTTCCGGATCGGCTTCTACGATTCTAAAACCATTAACAAGCATATCGCACTCAAAAGTGCTACGAGCATTTTCATTTGCATTAAGAGAAGATACAATAGTTACAAACCCGCCCTCATTTCTCTTCGCAGAAACAAGAACTTCCTCTCCATCTCTCTGAGTATAAAAATCATTTAAAGCAAGTGAAGAATTATCAATCTTGATCTTAGTTGCATCTGCACCATTAGCTAAAACTGTCTGTCCATTATCAATAATAGACTTTAATGCTGTATAAGTATTATTTTTCTTTCCGCTAGCCCATGTTGGCATAACAAAAGGAAAATTAACCTGAACGATATTGGTGTTATTTTCATCTGTTGCGATATCAATAGTTCCACCAATAAATTCTTTTCCAAAATAACTAGATTCTTCATTTTGAACTTTCTTTACTGCTAACTTAAAATCATAAATTTTTCCTTCAATGTGCTCACGATTAATTGTTTGTCTCATAAATATTCTTTCCTTTCAAAAATTTATTATCTAATAATATTATATCATAAAATTTTTTATCTGTCAAGTTTTTTATTTATTCAATTTTTGTTTCAATACCAAGTGGAGTAATAGAATAAATAACAGGATTAGTTCCTACTTTTTCTAAATATCCATCAGATACTAATTTTCGCATTGATCCGGATACAGATTTAGAAGACATATCTAAATCAGCACCGACATCTTTAGCTTTAAATAAATTATTATAAGTATCTTTATGTTCTTGAATAAATTTTAAAATATTTTTTCCATTTTCTGTGAATTTAGGCTTTTCGGGTTCTTCTATTAATTGATACCAAAAGTCTAGTGCTTCAGTAGAAAAATATTCTTCTGGATCTTTTATAGCATTTTTTATTTCATTAATAAAACATTCTTTTTTTGACATTTATATTTTTTCCTTTTCTAAAATATTTTAATATTTTTCTTTATATAAATATTATAACATATTTTTTAGTAAATGTCAACTTAATACTGATTATAAAAGAGTAATTCTTCTGCATAAGGGAGGGTTCTACACCACTCTATAAATTGTGCCCATTCTGATAACTTATGTCCCGTTCTCCAATGAATAATATTGCGGAGAGTAGAATAATTAGCGGTCCATGTCCTTGTTTGGAGCCATGATTCTGGAAGCCATCTAATAAGTTCTTTCCAATATTTTTTATTTTTTGTTTCCAGATATCTTTGACGAAGTTTTTCACAATAATCTATAATTTCATAAGGAAAATTGAATTTTATATCTACACAAGCAGCTTTTTCATCAAAATCATCTGTTTCAAAACAATCAATAGTAATAGGAGTTGTAGCCAATTTATGCATAGTTGAAGTTGAGTTCGCGGTTGTAGCCACTTTGTAGGTATCTAATTCTTTCCAAAAGTAGAGCGGAGCCGTTATATCTACACTAACAAAAATCTGTCTAAGAAATTTATCATTAGGAGTTCCCGCCTTAATCATACGTTGTGCAAGATCCATGTCATTTTTACCTATAAAAGCAAATTCATTAAAATATTTACTCCACTGAAGAATTCCTTTATTATATAATTTATCTCTTTCTTCAACAATATCTTCTGGATTTTCATTATATGAATAAATTACTTCATCAGCACATTCTGCTAGCCAATCATCATTATCTGCAATACCAAATTGACTATCGCTTCTTGCATAGCTTTCCATAGGATGTCTTAATCCATGAAATGCATTCTTCCAATTCCCTGTCCAAGTATTTTTAAAATCCATTTTTATTCTCCTATAATTTCATCAACGAAACCTTTTTCTTTTCCTTCAATAGCATCATACCAGATATCGTCTTTTCTAATATTTTTATATTCTTCTTCTGTAATATTAGTATGTTCAAGAACAACTTCTTTTAATTGATCTAATTGTTTTTTATAAAAAGCAGCATAATTAGCGAATTGACCACTAGTGCCACCCGTAGATGTACTACCTTCATGGAATAGAAATGAAGAATGTTTATAAGCTATCCTTTTATCTCCTGTAATAAAAATAAAAAAGCCTCCGCTGTATGCTTTTCCTACACACATAGTTACAATAGGTGTTTTACTATTTTTTATTGAATCAATAACAGTAAAAGTATCTGTTAAACTACCTCCACAAGAATCAATAATAATTTTAATAGGTTCTCGATCTTCAATAGGAATGTTATGTACATCATCATAATGATTCCAAAAACGAATATATCCATCTACGCTAGGACCAACTCCATATTCTATATCATAAATATAGATTTCCCTACTTAAAGAACCATCAAGATTTATTAAATCTTCAAAAGTTTTCAATTCCTTTTTTACATTATCATTTACTGCGGTAATGAGATCATCTAAATCAAATTCTTGAATTTCATAATCAGCCATATGAAAATTCTCCTTTTTTATTTATTTACCCCAGAAAGAGTATTATATCCATATTCTTTGCTTTGGTATAATTTTATATAATATTTTTCTTTTTCATTTAATTGGTCTCTAGGACAATTTTCAATAACTTCCCAAGAGAAGTTCCATATACCATAATCTTGCATAGCTTTATATAATTTGTTTGCGGAAGGTGTATCTATCCCTAAACCGCACTTAGCGTGTTCTTTGAAACGATTAGCAAGATCCACCGCCTGTCCTATATAGCACTCTTTAGTTAAAATATTAGTTATTTTATAAATACCTGTTTTAGTCTCTTTTCCTATAATATTGTTACATAAATTAGTCATAGGAGTTCTCCAATAAGTTTGCCAAATAAGCATACTTAAAATCCGTGGATTATTTAATTTTGGTTTTATAGACTCTAAAACAGCTATATCTTTTAAACTTATGTCATCTATATGTAAACAATAGAAATCAGTATTTTCTTCTATCTCTTGTTCTTTTAATCTTGCTTTTATTGCGGCAGCCCTTGTTTCCTCTATCTTGGTTAATTCTGCCCGTGCCTGTTCTAAAGAAGATAAAATTTTATCTTGTGCTAAACTATAACTTTCATTTAATGTTTTTATATTATTGTTATATTCTTCTTCTGCTTCTTCATAAGATTTTTCTAATATAGCAAGATAATTATTAAAAGCATTTTTAGAAAGTTCAGTTTGCTTATCATAAGCACTACTTGCATCTTTTTGTCCTTGAATTACTTTTTCTGTTATATCAGATAGATCTTTTTCTAAAAAAGAAATATCTGCATTTATTTTATTTGCATAATTTTCTTTTTCTTTAATTTTATTATTTAATTGATTTAATTGATCTTGTTTTAATTGATTTTCTTTATCTATATCTATATTTATTTTATGAATTTTTTTTGAAATGTAAAAGGAATATATTAAAAGAAGTATGCAAATAATAACTAATAATAATATTAACATACTTTTATTCTCCTAAAAAATAGGGGAGAGCTTTTATTACTCTCCCCGTATAGATAATCTATAAGTTTATCTTTGTTTACTCTTCCTCTGACTTCTTAGCCTTAGCTTCGGCATCAGCCTCAAGAGCTGCCTCATGATCATAAGCACGACCAGCGTCAGTCAGCTTAATAAACTTAACATCCTTGTACTTGGTGTTACCTTCCTCATCAGTAACCTCGATCTGTGCGGGAATTCTCTCTGCAAGATTCTTGTTACGAATAAGACCTGCGGTAACAATACCATCAACTGACTTTCTTTCCATACCAACTGCTTCAGCAATATCTGCTGCTGTTACATTCTGATCTCCAATACTCTTTAAATAATCCAATACTACCTTACTTTTTTCACTTACTGCTACATTAGCCATAATTTTAAATTCTCCTTTTTTTTATTTAATATTTTTTATATTTATATTATATCAAAAAATTTTCTAAAAGTCAAGTAAATTAAAATACTTTTTTTATTTCGGTCTAATTTCTTCTATTAATGAATCTAAAAGAAATATATCTTTTATAGATAATTTAGACACAATATTTTCTATCTTAGACATATTTTCTGATATATTATCGTTATTAGTGGACTTTTCAATGTCCCATATTTGATTAGCTAAATTTAAAAGTTCTTTTCTTTTCATATATATATTATAACATAAAATTTTTTTTATGTCAACTTTTTTCTAAGAGTTTTTTACTAAATTTAAAAAATCTTTTTCAGTTATAATTGACACTCCCAGTTCTTTGGCTTTAAGATTCTTAGATGAGGTACTTGTATTATCATTATTGATTAAATAATCAGTTTTAGAAGTAACTGATCCAGTAACCTTTCCGCCTAAATCTTCAATATATTTTTTTAATTCATCTCTATTTTTAAAATTACCTGAGATCAACTTTCCTGTTATTACAAAATTTTTATCTTTGATTGCATTATTTTCTGAAATCTCTTTTTGATCTTCCTGCTTGAAAATCAATATCTCTGCAATTTCATCTGCCTCTGTATAATCAAAATGATTAATAGCATATTCTAATTCTGGACCGAACCCTGGCAAAGTAGACCATTGATCTCCGACTGCCGCCCTAAAATCATTCCAAGTTGAATATATTTTTGTAATTTCTTTTGCTATTGTTTTTCCTACAAGAGGGATTCCTAATGCAGCTATAAAAGCAGTTAAATCAGTATTTTTTTGGCTTGATGAAATAGTATCAATAATTTTATTTACAGATATTTTTCCAAAACCTGTCTTATTGCTCCATTCCGCAGAATAACAATCAAGAAAATAAATATCCTTAATTGTCTTGAGCCAGCCCCAATCTATCAATTTAGAAATGGTGGCTTTAGAAATTCCCTTTATATCAAGTCCCTTTTTACCACAATAATGTTCTATGCGGTTAAGTAATTTTCCTTCACAAGAAGGATTTTTACAAAATATATTCAAAACCCCAGAATCACTTTTTATTATTTCAGTAGGTTCTCC